ATGGAAGGCAACGGTAGAAGAGGCTACATATCAGGTAGGCTAGAGTGGGAGTATGCTGCATTAAAAGGCGGTTACTATAACAGAATATCTACACTTGCAGGCTATAATTGGATATTAGACAAATATATATTATCTATACACACAGGGCCAGGTATGATAAGAAGAACATATAAAAAAGCCTCTGGAGGAGTTGTCGCTTGGACAGTAACTGCTGATTTAGCTTATGAGTTAAACGATAGAATTAGCTTTGTGGCATCTAATCAAATAGTAAATAGAGCCGACGTGGTTAACGAACCTCTAAGGTATTCATTCTTTGGCGGTATTAAAATGTACTTTAATAGGTAATAAACCTATAAAAAGCGTAATAATATTAATATAAAACAGTTAAATTTAATACAATGGGAAAAAAGAAAAAACAAGTGGTTTCTAAAGAACATTTAGAAAAGTTAAACAATTTACAAAAAGCTATTTCTGGTAACTTAACCAGAATTGGCGCAATTGAATTTGACAAGCAAAAATTAATTTTGCAAGTTGAAAATTTAAATTCTGATCTTGAAGATTTTAAATTAGAATTAGAAAAAGAATACGGACCGGTAACAATTGATCTTGCTACCGGCGAATATAAATTAATTGAGAATGGCACTGATACGAAAGATTAGCATTGGCAAAGACTATAAAGTCGATGCAATGCACTACTCCGTGGGGCAAGAGGTTTACGGAGGCCATATAATTGAAGCTATTATTGAGAACGACACTAAGTTTTCAATCTATATTAAAAAAAGCGACGAGGTCATACCGTGGAAAGACTTTAATAAGAACATGGGCATATCGGTAGAATATAATTTAGATTACTAATGCAGGGTGTTTTTGACTTTTTGGTTAGCCCAAAAAAAGAGCGGACTACGTCTAAAAAGATCATTGATGGTAAAGAACTTATATTGAATACTGAATTGCAAAACCATCAATACGTTAGCCGTAATGGTATAGTTGTATCTGTGCCAAAAATAGGCAGCACGCCAATAAAAGCAGGAGATGAAGTTATTATTCATCATAATGTGTTTAGAAGATTCTATGATGTTAGGGGGGCTGAAAAAAACAGTAAGAGCTATTTTACAGAAGATTTATTTTTTGCTCAACCAGATCAGATATTTGCCTATAAAAGCAATAGTGTGTGGATGCCGGTAGATGGGTTTTACTTTGTAAAGCCAATAAAGAGCATGGATATGTTTTCCACTAGTGTAGAGGAACCGCTAAAAGGCATAGTTAAGCATGGAGACGAAAATATCACACAAGGCAGCCTAGTTGGATTTCACCCAAGCTCAGAGTATGAGTTTATAATAGATGGTGAAAGATTATATAGAGTTCCCGTTAACGCAATTACAATTAAATATGAATATCAAGGAAACGAAGAGGAATATAATCCTAGCTGGACATAAGGCTGTTGAAGAGTTAATTAAAGTCGCTCAAGAAAAAATCATCACTAATACGGAGGATGATGTTTCGGCAGACAGGCTTAAAAACGCTGCAGCCACTAAAAAGCTTGCAATTTTTGACGCGTTTGAAATTCTTAATAGAATACAAGAAGAAGAGCGAGTGCTTGAAAATAAGCCAAAAGAAGAAGACGTGAAAAAAGCTTTTTCTGGTTTTGCGGAAAAAAGGTCTAGGTAATGTACGAGCAAACTTTATATAAAGTTGTAGAGCCTATAAAGCTTACAACTATAGCTAGGCTAAATAAGTCTAAGGCATGGGAATATGGTTATAATAAAGAGCACAACATTGTAGTTATAAGCAAGACCGGTCAGATTGGTGAAATCTATGAAATACAAAACTTTCATATTGCATTACCAAAAGAGGCAAAATGTATAGCAAAAGGCGAAAACAAATGGACTCCACACGAGTACCCTAAGGAGCTTAAAAATATCAAGACTATATTCGACTGGAAAGAATACCCGGATGAGTTTAAGGACAACTGGGGTGCCTATATTGATGAAGAGTTTACAAGACGCGACGAGGGATATTGGTTTTATAACAATAATGTACCGACATATATAACAGGGACTCATTACATGTACCTGCAGTGGAGCAAGATTGATGTAGGGCAACCTGATTTTAGGGAGGCTAATAGATTGTTTTTTATATTTTGGGAAGCCTGTAAAGCGGATGATAGATGTTATGGCATGTGTTACCTTAAAAACCGTCGATCTGGGTTTTCATTTATGGCTTCAGGCGAGACAGTTAATCAAGCTACAATATCAAGCGATGCCCGATTTGGTATCTTATCAAAGTCCGGTAGTGACGCAAAGAAAATGTTTACGGATAAAGTAGTGCCGATCTCGGTTAACTATCCTTTCTTTTTCAAACCTATACAAGACGGTATGGACCGTCCAAAAACAGAATTAGCATATAGAGTGCCCGCGTCAAAGCTGACAAGGAAATCAATTCAGTCTAGCGAAAGGAGAGAGCAGCTGCAAGGCCTTGATACCACAATTGACTGGAAGAACACTGGAGACAACTCCTATGATGGGGAAAAGCTAAAGCTTTTAGTACATGATGAAAGCGGGAAGTGGGAAAGACCAGATAATATATTAAATAACTGGCGAGTTACAAAAACAACGCTGCGGTTAGGTTCTCGTATTATTGGGAAGTGTATGATGGGTTCAACTTCAAATGCTTTAGACAAAGGAGGAGAAAACTTTAAGAAATTATATGACGGCTCTAATGTAACAAAAAGAAACGCCAACGGCCAAACAAGAACAGGGTTATACTCTTTGTTTATCCCTATGGAATGGAACTACGAGGGGTTTATTGACAAATACGGTATGCCTGTGTTTGATACGCCTGAAAAACCTAAAGAAGGACCTCTTGGCGATTTAATTGAAGTTGGAGTAGTTAAGTATTGGGAAAACGAAGTTGCTGGATTAAAAAGCGATCATGACGCATTAAACGAATTTTACCGTCAGTTTCCACGCACAGAGGAGCACGCTTTTCGTGACGAAGCTAAGAACAGTATATTTAACTTGGTTAAAATACATCAGCAAATAGATTACAACGGTGATTTATCTAGCACAGGTGTTGTAACTACAGGAAGTTTTCAATGGGAAAACGGACAAAAAGATACTAAAGTTGTTTTTACACCAAACCCTCACGGTAGGTTTAAAATAAGCTGGGTGCCGAAAATAGAGCTTCAAAACAGACAATTAGTTAAAAACGGGTATAGATATCCCGGAAATGATTATGTTGGCGCGTTTGGGTGTGATAGTTACGATATATCAGGTACCGTCGGCGGCAATGGGTCTAAGGGTTCGCTGCACGGTCTTACAACTTACAGCATGGAGGATGTGCCTATTAATCATTTCTTTCTAGAATATATAGCCAGACCTCAGACCGCTGAAATGTTTTTTGAAGATGTGCTTATGGCTTGTGTGTTTTACGGCATGCCAATATTAGCGGAAAATAATAAACCCAGGTTATTATATTATTTTAAAAGAAGAGGGTATCGCGGTTACTCAATGAACCGTCCTGATAAAATTTGGAATAATTTGTCTTCAACAGAAAAAGAAATAGGCGGAATGCCTAACTCAAGTGAAGATATTAAACAAGCGCATGCTGCCGCAATTGAATCATATATTGATAAGCATATTGGTTTAAAAGAAGACGGCACTTACGGTTCAATGTACTTTAATAGCACTTTGAACGATTGGGCTAGATTTGACATAAACAATAGAACAAAATTTGATGCCGCGATAAGTTCGGGTCTCGCTATCATGGCTTGCAACAGACATTTATATAAACCTGTTGGTCAAGTTCAAACACAAAAATTAAACTTAAATATCGGCCGCTATAAAAATAACGGGGATAGATCACAAATAATAGAAAACTATGGCTGATACAGTTGTAAAAAGTTATTTTCCAAGCCAAATTGCTAGCGATTTAGAAAAGGCTTCAACGGAATATGGTCTTAAAGTAGCTAGAGCTATTGAGCACGAATGGTTTAGAAGAGATTCTGGTAGCTCGCGCTTTAATAATAATCAAAATACTTTTCATCGAAGAAGATTATATGCTCGTGGGGAGCAATCGATTCAAAAGTATAAAGATGAGCTGTCTATTAATGGAGACTTATCCTATTTAAATATTGATTGGAAGCCCGTGCCAATTATACCTAAGTTTGTAGATATTGTAGTAAATGGGCTGTCTGATCGCATGTACAATATAAAAGCTTATTCCCAAGACCCTTACGGTGTTAGCCAGCGTACCGCGTATATGGAATCCGTGTTACGGGACATGGAAAATAAAGAGATTAATAACTATGTTCAACAAGAACTAGGCATCAGCCTATTTGACAACGATCCAGAAGAATTGCCGGATTCTAAAGAAGAACTGGAATTGTACATGCAACTAAGCTACAAACAAGCTATTGAAATTGCAGAAGAAACCGCAATTAACACGATACTTGATGGCAACAAATACGATTTAACGCGACGCAGATTAAATTACGATTTAACTGTATTAGGCATGGCTTGTGTTAAAAACACATTTTCAAATGCTGAAGGAGTTAAAGTAGAATATGTAGACCCAGCAAATATTATTTATTCTTATACGGAATCCCCATATTTTGAAGACATCTACTATGTAGGTGAAATGAAGACCATACCTATTAATGAGTTAAAAAAGCAATTCCCTGAATTAACAAATGATGATTTAGAAAATATCACTTCGCAGGGTGTGCAAAATACAAATTTTTACAACACAGGTTCTGCAAATACAAATAACGTTGATAAGAACTCTGTTCAGCTTCTATACTTTAATTATAAGACTTATGCAAATGAAGTATATAAAGTAAAAGAAACTGCAACCGGAGGATCTAAAATAATTATTAAAGACGACCAGTTTAATCCACCTATGGATGTGTTAGACGGAAACTTTGAAAAAGTGTCTAGATCTTTAGAGGTTTTGTATGAAGGCGTTTTTGTTTTAGGCACAGAAATATTGCTTAAATGGGAGTTAGCTAAAAATATGATGCGCCCTAAAAGCGATTATACTAAAGTTAAAATGAACTATAGTATTGTTGCGCCAAGAATGTATCAAGGAAGGATTGAATCTTTGGTTAGCCGTATTGAAGGCTTTGCAGACATGGTGCAGATCACGCACTTAAAATTACAACAAGTGCTTTCAAGGATGGTACCTGATGGGGTTTATCTTGACGCTGATGGTTTAGCTGAGATTGATTTAGGCAACGGTACAAATTACAACCCACAGGAAGCTTTAAACATGTTCTTCCAAACAGGTTCTGTTATTGGTAGATCTTTTACTTCTACTGGGGATATGAACCCGGCTAAAATGCCAATTCAAGAGTTAACTAGCGGTAGTGGAAATAATAAGATTGCATCTTTAATACAAACTTATAACTACTATTTACAAATGATACGTGATGTCACTGGCCTTAATGAAGCGCGTGATGGATCATCTCCTGATAAGAATGCTTTGGTTGGAGTACAAAAACTTGCCGCTGCAAATTCAAATACTGCAACTCGTCATATTTTGCAAAGTGGTTTATTTTTAACCTCAGAGGTAGTAGAGTGTTTGTCTTTAAGGATTTCGGATATACTTGAGTATTCTCCAACAAAGGATGCATTTATTCAAAGCATTGGGGTTCATAATGTAGCTACACTCGACGAGCTAACTGAATTACATTTGTATGACTTTGGTATTTTTATTGAACTAGCACCAGACGAAGAGGAAAAAGCAATTCTCGAGAACAACATTCAAATGGCTTTGTCCGCTGGGTTGATTGAACTAGCCGATGCAATCGACTTACGGGAAATTAGAAATATTAAGCTTGCTAATCAGCTTCTTAAAATACGAAGAAATAAAAAGCAGCAGAATGATCAGCAAATGCAACAAGCTAATATTCAAGCACAAGCACAGGCTAATGCTCAAGCGCAGCAAGTAGCAGCTCAGGCTGAAGTGCAAAAAGCGCAGGCTTTACAGCAGATGAACATGCAAATGGAGGAAATGAAGGCGCAGCTTGCGTTACAAAAATTACAGCAAGAAGCGGAAGTTAAGAAGCAATTGATGCAGCTGGAGTTTCAAATGAATATGCAACTTAGAACTATGGAGGCTGAGGTTTACAAAACCAAAGAAGGTTTTAAAGAAGACCGTAAAGACCAACGGGTAAATAAGCAAGCATCACGTCAATCAGATCTTATTGATCAAAGACAAAACAATACACCGCCTAAAAACTTTGAGTCATCAGGAAATGATGTCCTAGG